GGCTGTGTTAAAATAACCTTGTAGGCAGCATTTAAGCAAGACTTAAATTTTAAAATCATATTAACGCACAAGAAAGGCAACACAATATGGCATCATTAGCAGAAATTCGCGCACGTTTACAAGCGGCAGAATCAAAACAAGGTGGGCAATCCACCGGTGGGGACAATTCAATTTACCCACACTGGAACATGGAAGAAGGTCAATCGGCCACACTACGCTTCCTTCCCGACGGTAACTCTAAAAACACATTCTTTTGGCAAGAACGAGCAATGATTCGTTTGCCTTTCAACGGTGTCAAAGGAGAGATGGACTCCAAGCAAGTTATGGTACAAGTACCTTGTGTGGAAATGTGGAACGAAGCCTGCCCGATCCTGGCAGAAGTTCGCACATGGTTCAAGGACAAGAGTCTCGAAGACATGGGTCGTAAGTACTGGAAGAAACGCAGTTACATCTTCCAAGGCTTTGTGCGTGAGAACCCCTTGAACGATGACAAGTCACCAGAGAATCCAATTCGCCGATTCATCATTGGTCCACAAATCTTCACAACCATTAAGGGTGCGTTGATGGATCCTGAACTGGAAGAATTGCCAACAGACTATCTGCGTGGCCTGGACTTCCGTGTTAGTAAAGGTGCCAAAGGCGGATTTGCTGACTACAATGGGTCAAAGTGGGCACGTAAAGAGTCAGCCCTGACCGAAGCAGAACAAGCCGCAGTTGATGCACACGGGCTGTTTGACTTGAGCACATTCTTGCCCAAGAAGCCAACTGATGTTGAGTTGAAGGTCATCAAAGAGATGTTTGAAGCATCAGTTGATGGTCAGCCATACGACACAGAGCGTTGGGGTCAATACTTCCGTCCTGCTGGTGTACAAGCACCTGCTGGTGGATCCGCTCCAGCAGTGGCAGTGGATGGACACGGTGATGTTCACGAAGTGGCAGCAAAGCCAGCACTCAAAGTAGCGGCGCCAGTCAGCGACTTTGATGAAGACGATGCACCAGCACCAACCGCACCTGTGGCAAAACCTGCTGCTAGTGGGCAAAAGGCCGAAGACATTTTGGCCATGATCCGCGCTAGACAGCAGAAGTAATGCAAACGGCTCTGGACATAGAGCTGTTTCCTGATCTATGTGAAGTGGTAGAAATGCCACTTCACAATCAGTGGGTCTACCTAATTCAAAAAAACGGAAACAGCAGTTTGAGAGAACAGCAGGCAAAAGATAATCTTGCCATGTTTACCAACGAAGAGATCTCATCACTTGATTATGTAGATGTCTACATACGCAGCCCTCGAGAAAGATATATCAGTGGGGTAAACACATACCTACAGCATCTTCAACGCAATCATCCTGAATTAGATTATTCTACAACATTTTGGTTTGCCAAAAGATACAAATTTTTAAACACACACTACTTGCCCCAGTTTCACTGGTTGGCAAATCTCGCTCGTTACCTGCGTAGCGACGCAAAAATACGCTTTAGAAACTTCAAAGACTTTGGTGCAATAACTAGATTTAAGTTTCGTGCTGATATTGTCCCGCCAACACGGGATTTTGTTAATAGTTTACTAACAGACAATAACGATATTGAGTTGTGGTTGTATCTGGATCAAATACTTTTAGAGTTATCAGGTCAAGAATTTACCTGGAACGAACTCTTGGATTACTATCAAAAAAATTATAAAAATATCATAAAACATGTATTGCCCAAGACTTGATCACTTTGTGAGATTCAATCCCAATGGTACAGTAAGTCGATGCGGCCACATGGTCAATGCACCACAATTTAACTCACTGAGTGAAATGGATACCAGTGAGTGGCTGGCCACAATCAAAAGCGTCGATAGTCCAAAAGAATGCATACGTTGCCAACAAACAGAATCTGTCAATGGAACCAGCATACGACTCAACGCAGTTGAGTTTAACCGACAACAAACAAAGACTGATTATCTAATTGTTGGCGGAGTATTAGACAATGTGTGTAATAGTGCTTGTCTAACTTGCAATGAACAACTAAGTACAAAAATTGGCAGCCTAAAGAGCAAGACATATCCTATTGTCAATAATAGCAATGCATTTTGGAATTTACCTCTAGACCGTGTGGTCCATCTAGACATCAATGGTGGCGAACCCAGTGCCAGTAAAAATTATAAATATATACTTGCCAATCTCCCAAACAATATTACTAGCATCAGACTCAATACAAATTGTTCAACAGTGCTAACAGAACTAGAACAACTGATTGCACGTGAGATTAACGTAACTGTGACAGTGAGTCTAGATGGAATTGGTGAGGTACATGATCGTGTGCGTTGGCCCATCAAATGGAATCTGTTTTATAAAAATTTAATGTCGTATAAATCTATGGGACTGCATGAATTAAATACCTGGACAACAGTTAGTGCGTTGAATATAGGAGACTTTGAAAATATTAAACAGTTTGTTGTCGCCAACGACTTGTTGCACAGTTGGGCGTTACTGCAAACTCCTGATCCAATCAACGTCAAGTATTCAAACTCAATGACTCAACCATATGTTAACAGTATTCCTGAACAAGTGGCAGTGGATAGAAATAATCAACCTGAGTTAGATGCATTTTTAAAAAGTCAAAACGAACTAAGGGGTATAGATGCTTAAAGCCTACCACGAGTTAGAGTGTGAAGAATTAGACTCAATATCAAAAAAAGTTTTAGATTTTATATCGGCTGAACTAGCATCTGATAAAAAAGGTTGGATCTTCCTAGATACAAAAAACTTATTGTTATCAGTACCTGAGTTGATGAAATTTTTTAAAAAATTAAAATTACATCCAATGGAAGCGTCGATTACTATACTGTATGACGATTTACCTACTCATGTTGATACGCTTCCGGTGGTTGCAAAAATAAACATTCCTATTCAAAATACAAAAGGTTGGGTAAATCGTTGGTATCGACTTGACGAGGATGTGTTAAACAACTGTCCTGATATTGTCGATCGGTTAAATTTTACCAAAAAAGATGTGTCAGGTGTTGTTGATAAAATGACTCTGCTGGCAGAACTTCCTGACCAGCCAAAAGCGATTGTGTTTAATTCTGCATACCCACATTCAGTGATCAAACTGGCCCCGCTTGAGGTACCTCGAGTTGTATTGAGTGTTACAGTTTATAACGAACCGTTAGGGTTATTAAAATGAAGATAGCAATCACCGGCGGCACAGCAGGAATAGGGCAGGCACTAGGCAACGAATACCAAGCACTTGGTCATGAGGTACTAAGTCTAAGCCGCCGCACAGGACATAACATACGAGTAATACCAAAAATTGCTGATCTAATACAACCCTGTGACATGTTTATAAACAACGCACAAGCAGGCTATGCCCAGACTGAATTGTTGTTTGAAATGACTCAGCGTTGGGCAGGCAGCGGCAAACACATCATGATTATTAGCACTATGATGACACAGGATCCGGTGAGTGTGTTACCAGGACTTGATATGATGGCCTACAGAATACAAAAAACAACTCTAGAACAAGCAGTAAGTCAAATACGAAACAGTCGTCCAGGCATAAAAATTACTCTAGTTCGACCAGGTAACATTGCAACCAGTGCTGATAAAACAGTGCCTCCTGCGGCCGACGTTGATAATTGGGCTAAATTTTTGATACACACACTAGAAACAGCACAGGCAAATAATTTGATCATACCAGACATCTCTCTAGGACCGGCATACAAATGACACCACGAGACATGTTAACCAATCCCACATTTTGTCCCATGCCATGGTCTGGACTGATGTATAATTTTGATGGCACAGTCAAGAACTGTATCCGGAGTGCAGGCCCGCTTGGCAACATCAAAGACCAACCTATTGAACAAATCCTAGTGGGAAATAATCAATCAAGGCAACAACAAATTGTTGATTGTCAGCCAGTAGAAACTTGTCAAACTTGCTACGATTTGGAACGAGGTAAAAAAGGTTTCGATCATATTAGTGATAGAATTTTTTACATACGTGAATTAAAAAATACACCAATCGACACGTATCAAGTTGGTAATTTTGATTTGCAAACAGTTGACGTGCGTTGGACTAATCTTTGTAATTTTGCCTGTGTATACTGCGGCCCTGAATTTAGCAGTAGGTGGAGCGAAGAATTGAAAATTCGCCGTAACGTCCCTGACCAACAGCAATTGACAGATTTTAAAAATTACATTTACGATCATGCTGGTCAGCTCAAACATGTGTATCTAGCAGGTGGTGAGCCATTGCTGATGAAAGAAAATTTAACACTATTGGAAAAATTGGATCCCAATGTAAACATCAGGATAAACACCAATCTGAGCAAAGTTGACACTAGAGTGTTTGAGGAGATTTGCAAATTTCCAAATGTGCATTGGACTGTAAGTGTTGAAACTCTTACACAAGAATTTGAATACATACGACATGGCGGGTCATGGCAAGACTTTTTGGACAATCTAACAATCATCAGACAGTTGGAACACAAGATATCGTTTAACATGTTGCATTTTTTGTTGAACTACAATTCCATATTTGATTGCGTGGATTTTTTACAAGATCAAGGATTTCACAACAACAGTTTTATAATCGGAGCCTTGCTAACACCTGAATACCTAAATATTAGACATTTACCGCAAAATGTGTTAAACTCTGTAAAGAGTAAATTACAGAACAGGATTAACCAAAAACCCGGCTATCTACTGGAAGATAGTTATCAAAATATGCTACACTACATTGATACTCCGTTTGAAAAAAATATCAAACAATCAATTGATCGATTATCAGAACTGGATCAGCGTAGAGGCATAGATAGTAAGACAATTTTTAAAGATTTATATAAGGACATAAACTATGGGAAAACCATTTGACGTAAGCAAGTTTCGCAAGGAAATCACTAAGAGCATTGATGGTCTTAGTATCGGATTTAACGATCCAACAGACTGGATCTCAACAGGCAACTACGCCTTGAACTATTTGATCAGCGGAGACTTCACTCGCGGCGTACCATTGGGCAAAGTTACTGTGTTTGCTGGCGAATCGGGTGCCGGCAAAAGCTATATTTGTTCTGGGAACATTATTAAGAACGCACAGGAGCAAGGCATCTATGTGGTGCTGATTGATTCAGAAAATGCACTAGATGAAAAATGGTTGCATGATCTTGGGGTGGACACTAGCGACACCAAGTTGTTGAAATTGTCAATGGCCATGATTGATGATGTTGCCAAAACAATTAGCACATTCATGAGTGACTACAAAGCACTCCCAGACGGTGATCGTCCCAAGGTGTTGTTTGTTATTGACAGTCTGGGCATGTTGCTCACACCAACAGACGTCAATCAGTTTGATGCAGGCGACATGAAAGGCGACATGGGTCGCAAGCCCAAGGCTCTAACTTCACTTGTGCGCAATTGTGTAAACATGTTTGGTGCATACGGCGTTGGATTAGTTTGTACAAATCACACATACGCTAGTCAGGACATGTTTGATCCTGATGACAAGATTTCCGGCGGTCAGGGTTTTATCTATGCATCAAGTATTGTGGTTGCCATGAAAAAGATGAAGTTGAAAGAAGACGAAGACGGTAACAAAGTAAGCGAAGTGAACGGTATTCGCGCCGGATGCAAAGTTATGAAAACACGTTATGCTAAACCTTTCGAAGGGGTTCAGGTCAAGATTCCTTACACAACAGGCATGAGCCCCTACAGTGGCCTAACCGACTTGATTGAAAAGAAGGGTTTGCTCAAGCGTGAAGGCAACAGCTTGGTGTTTACCACAAGCGACGGTGAAATTATCAAGAAGTTCCGTAAGGCCTGGGAAGCCAATACTGATGGCTGCCTTGATACAGTAATGAAAGACTTCGGAAATCAGAAGGCAGAGGTAAGTAATCCGGAGGAAACAGCAGATGAGTGAAGCAATAGCCAGTGAAATTTGGGGAGAACTCAAGCGTTTTGTAAACACAGTGGATCGCGCCGAAGCCGCTGAAACTGTGATACAGATCTTGATGGATAATGATAGTGACGTAGAAGACATTCGTGACGCCTTTAAAGGCGACACAGACATCAAACGTGCATTAACCGCATACCTTGACAATGACAAGGATTATGAGGCCGAAGACAAAGAAGATGATGAGTATGAAGAAGAGGAAGAAGACGAAGACTGGGAAAATTAATGACCAGCCGGGTATTCCCTATTCGTAACGACACAGCATGTGTGTACAAGTGGGGATGGAACACATTCAGACTTTATAATGCAACGTCAAGTAGCTGTCACAGAGTAAATCCTGTGGCAGTGTCTCTAGACAAGTTTGACGATTTTCATAATACTCCAGAAGTAATCAACGACAGACAAAAAATGCTAGCCGGTGAGTGGCCGGGTCGCGGCTGCGAGTATTGCGAAAATGTCGAAAAGCAAGGCGGTGTAAGTGATCGTCTGTATCATAATGATATCCCTGGACTTACTCCTGTGGACTTTGATCCAACGGGTGACCAAAAGGTAACTCCCCGCATTGTTGAACTTTATTTGTCCAACACTTGCGACCTTGCTTGTGTGTATTGTTTGCCGGGGTTTAGTTCAAGGAACAACGAAGAACTCAAAAAATACGGATCTTATCCCATTGGTATTTTACCAGTACAGCAAATTACCAACAAAGATCAATATTTTACTGCCTGGCTAAGTTGGTTAGATAAAAATTATCAAGATCTCGATCGGGTAAGCATACTAGGTGGCGAACCATTCCTACAAAAAGAAATGTGGAATATATTGGAATTTATATCCAATAGACGCAACCAAAATTTGACTATCTCAATTAACACAAACTTGAATTCAAAAACAGACACTGTAAAACGCTTTGTTGAGATATGCAAAAATTTGATAGTCAACAAAAAAATCAAACAAGTACACATTAGTGCCAGTTTAGATTGTTGGGGACCGCAAGCAGAATTTATCAGGAACGGACTTGCTCTTGACCAATGGCAAGAAAATTTTGAATACTTGATACAGCACAAATGGTTGTCGATCTCAGTGCATCAGGTTATTACTTCATTGAGCATCGACACTGCACTAGATTTGCAACAACGTATAGCAGAATACAAAAAACAAAACCCAAAAATTACACAGGCATATCATGTGGTTGATAGCGGGTACGAAGAAATATATCATCCTAACATATTTGGGGCCGCATTCTTCAAAGATAAATTAAATGCACTGTTAGAACATTATCCAATCGCAACAGAGTGGGATATCGAAACACGCAAACGATTGGAAGGTATATGTTTGATGATTGATGCAGAAAATCCAGACCCATTGCGACTATCCAAACTTTGTGCTACACTAGACATGATAGATCAAAGACGTGGTACCGATTGGAAGAAATTGTTTCCAAACATCAATCAATACTTTATAGAAAACGAAATTCAAAATGTGGTATAGTCGCATAGTCGCCAGTTTAGATGCTTTGCCTGATTTTATCAGTCACTACGAACGTGAACTTGACGATGCCAAAAAAGATTGTAAAATCTACGGCGTAGTTGAAAAAAATATCACAGCCTTACCCGGCATTACCGAGCACAGATTTAATCAACTGCAAGAGATTGAAGCGGTGCTAAACTATCTCAACATTCAATTGCGTAAGATACGTAGGAAACATTTTCAAAAGTATCTAGAAGCATATGCTCGTGCGCTGACATCAAGAGATGCAGAAAAGTACGTGGACGGCGAAGATGAAGTGATTGATTACGAAACTCTCATAAACGAAGTGGCATACTTGCGTAATCGTTGGCTGGGCATACTCAAAGGACTGGATACCAAGCAGTGGCAAATGGGTCATGTGGTACGATTAAGAACTGCTGGCATGGAAGATATTCAAGTGTGACCCGTTATGTTTGATACATAATAGTATGAAAAAAACTGCTTTTGTTACAGGCATGACTGGCCAGGATGGCCCGTATCTTGCCAAATATCTAATTGAAAAAGGCTACCATGTTTATGGACTAGTCAAACGCTATTCAAATCCCAACTTAGAAAATATCAAATGGTTGGGGATTGAAAACGACATTGAACTCATCACTGGCGACATCACAGATGAGAACAACATGAATCATATCATGCAAAGTGTCAAGCCACAAGAAGTATATAACCTTGCGGCTCAAAGTTTTGTTGGCATCAGTTGGGAATTGAACAAACTCACAACCGAAGTCAATTGTATGGGCCCATTAAACTTGCTGAACTCAATTCGCCAACACAATCCCAATGCTCGATTCTACCAAGCATCCACATCAGAGATGTTTGGCAATGCTACGGAACCAGGACTGCAAGGTGAGACCACACCATTCCGTCCACGATCACCATATGGAGTGAGCAAGTTGTATTCACATTGGATGACCATAAACTTCCGTGAGAGTTACAGTTTGTATGCTTGCTCAGGTATCTTGTTCAATCATGAATCGCCCTTGCGTGGTCGTGAATTTGTCACACGC